CCCACAATCCTGTCTCGAGCATGCGCATCTGTCGTTCTGCTCTGTTGTGCGTTTGAACTCGCCACCAGTCGCTATCCCGCCCTGCTGCGGCGGCTATTACGTAATCTTTGGCCCCGAGTGCAGCAATGAAATCCGGCCAGTGCAGGGGCTTCGTAGAGAGCTGGAAGGCCATCGAGATCAACACCGCCTGCCGTACCTCGTTCATGTCATCGAAGTACGGGAAGCGCTTGGCGATGGCACGCGCATTAGCCGAGTCGTGCGCGAACTGCGCATCGATCGCTGCATCGCACAGCCCCGCCCCCAACTGGCTCTTATCGACCAAGCAACCAATGGCGATCGTGTAGTAGCCGAGGGAGTCGCGGTAGACGCAAGGATCGCGGCCCTCCTCCTCTGCGACGAGTTGCTGGGCCAGTTCAGCCACCTCGATTCATCTCCTCTTCGATGTACTTCGCAACTTGGTGGAGGTCATTGCCTTCCTGTCGAAGCCTTTGTGCCTGGTCGGAATCCGCAGGCAACTTGCTCGCTTGGAAATGAGGCTCAGACGAGGCGCCGCGCAGGATGCTGCTGATCAGAAATGCTATCCTTCGCTTGATGCGAACGAGAACGTAGGACTCATCTGTATCCATCGAATATCCATGGTTAGTGTTTGGCTCGATGGCCGAGTTTGGGTACCGTGACCGTCTCTGCGACCCCTGTCACTTTGTCCTTCCAGTCCTTGAAATCGCGCACATCCTCGTGCACGCGATCCAGTTTCTCGTCAAAAACCGCCTGTTTTTGCTGTAAGGAGGTGACCTTGTCGTTCATGGAGTCCATTTTCTCCACCAACTGACTGACACTCTCTTCCAGCGCTTCGCTATGCATCTGCTTCTTGGTGTTCGCCACCGTAAATCCAATAATCGCCACAATGGCGGCCCACCCAAAGTGAGCAATCAACTTCAGGTGCGGCTTGACTGCCTTGAGAGCCTTGGTTTGGATCGTGTCATCGGTCATACGACTGAGATCAGAATTCCCGAGGCCCACGTGTAGGTCTGCCCACCGATGACTTTCGACCCGGTGAATCCGGTCAACCATTTCGCTGGGGCTCCAACACCTCCGGATACCAACGCCTGACCTGCGAGTCCTGCACCGGTTCCCGAGGCTGTGAGATAGATTTCGCCATTGGACAGGAACTGCATGAGGATCGTGCTGTTGATCCGAATGCGCACATCCCCCGGGATGCCGTTCAACAGAGTTGCAATCAGATGGACGTTGCCACCCTGTTTGCCGATGACTCCACCGGATACGAACGCATCCCCGGGGACTGCAGCTCCAGTTGAGCCAGTGGCACTACCTCCCTGCAGCACCGCAGATCCCCCGGCCGCATGGGCGGAGGTGCCACCCTGCAGCTGCAGCAGTCCGCCCAAACCCCCGAAAGAGCCGCCGCCTGCGAGGAATAGCTCTCCACCGTTTGCAGTCCCAGCCCCTTGGGTTTCACCCGCGGTGATGCCGATAAAATTGCCATCGGCCGAATTGTCATAGGCCTGGTCGGTGAGAATCCAGGCCGAGGCGGATGCAGAAAGCGATGTACTGGCGAGACTCTGGGAGACGTTGACGTTGTAGGTCCCTACCCCGCCGGTTCCGGTCCCCAGGCTCGCGATGCCCGTTCCAGCGGCTGCCCCTTTGATGAGCATGCCGCGTCCCAACAGCGTTCCGGGACTGACCGCGGTCACCGTCATCACGGTGCCGGAAATGCTCCCGGTGAATCCCCCGCCGCCGCTGCCGATAAAGAGCGCAGGCCCGGGCAGTCCTGCGGGATTGGGCAGATTGGTGCCAAATTCGAGCTGGATGCTGCCTTGGAGGCTGTTATCCAGACCCCCGAAGGCGACAAAACCTGCGCCAAAATTGGTGACGTTGGCGTTTGAGCCGCCGACGAAACCGCCCACGAGCTTCAGGAGCTGATTGATTTTCTCAACGAGTCGGCGCCACCCGGTTTGGCTGTCACTGGGGGCGACGAGGGGCAGTAAGTCCAGAGCCATGCTAGAGTCGCGAAAACACTGAGGCAGACATGCCCGACTTCGTTCTAGCCATCATCCTGAGACCGTTCGTACTCCTGCTGATCAGCGTGCTTTTTCTGATTCCCGGCCGTCTTGCGGTGCAACGCTGGTTGCCGGACGGGAGAATCAAGCGCGTCCTACTGTGGCGAATTCCCAAGTAGGCCTCCCACCGCCTGTTGACCCATAGGGGCCAAAAGCCCTTGACGCGCCCAGATCATTTGAGCCAGCCGTGGATTGGTCTGAGCGAGCCTCAGCAGTCTCTGGGCCTCCTGCGGGTTTAGAGAGGCATCCGCGAGGCGCTGAAGGATGCGCGGCTCCCCTGCGGCGGCTACAAACTGCATTGGACGCAACAGTGTCTGGCCCAACGTGCTTTGTGCAGCTCGTTCGCCCATGTTCTGCGGCAATCCCAAGGGACCCAGAAACTGGCGCAGCACGTTCTGGCTGGCGAGGTTTTGGCCTGTATTCGATCCAACTGCCCGTCCCAACTCGTCCGCATTGGCTCGGCGCGCAAGCTGCTCACCCACTTGGCGTATCGTCGTCATCTGGGGCGCGCTCAACACCCCGGGCAATGTTGCATTGGGCAAGCCCGTAGCATTCGCGGCTAACGCATCTCCGTTGCGGACTGCGTTTGCATAACTGTTTGCTGATAAACGCGTATTGTTGCCGAAATCCCCTAGCGCGGGGACGAGTCGATCCCGCAGCGCGCCTCCAACTTCCATTTGGTTGATAGGCTGCGAGAGATCACGAAAAGAGGCATCTGCCGCTCGCAGTTGGGGCACGTTGCGTGTCGTCCACTGATTCAAATCTGCGAGTGTCGAGTCCAAGGCGCCTTGCTCATGCGCACCCATGCCACTTTGACGGCCAGCGTCTCGCAAATCATTCAGTCCCATTTTCAGGTACTGAATGGTTTGGCCAGAGATGTCATTGGCGTTGGGCTGTGCGAGCTGCACGCCCCGCTCGGCGGCCAATTGTTGTGCCCGATCCCACGCCCGAGTCATGGATGGACGGGCCAGAAGCCTCCCCAACTCTGCGTCTGCAGGAACCACAGCCTGGGAGGCGGCATCGTATAACGGTCGCGTGGCTGCAGCGCGCGCAGTGGTCGCGGCATCCATTGCCTGAGGGGTTCCAGCGATCTGATCCAAAGCGCCCGTCATCGCCGCGCGGTTCGACTGGTTGCGCGCGGTGAGGGCCTGGAGCGCCTCGGGGTTATTCCGCAGAGTTCGTTCGAGCTGCGCGATGCCGGCGTTATTGGCGAGTTCGGCCGTCGTCGGCTCAACCCCCGGGAGAATGGATCGGGCGTTGGTGAGGATCGAATTCGCTGCATCCGCTGCGGCTTGGGGGCCGCCAGCGAAGGACTGAAGGGTGCGCGCGGCAATCCGCTCCTGGCCACCGCGGAAGAGTGGCTCCAAGGCTGCTACAGCGCCACGCCCGGCGGCCGCTACACCTCGTCCGATCGCGATCGATGCGGGGCCGGCTGCCGCTCCCAGCCCGATATTGGAGAGCGTCTCACCCGTACTGGCCGAGGGCTGCAGGGCTCCCAATCCAGCGCCCACCGCGCCAGCTCCGACGAGAGTACCCGCGCCAGGGATGAATGCGGCAGGGAGTGAATCTGCGATGTTGCCGGTGATAAATCCGGCCTTCCCGGCTCCGGTCTTCATGAGCGGCGCATCGAGCGCGCGTGAGTCGGCAACGGCTTGGCGCCATTCATCCACGCGGGATTGCGGTTTCTGCCCGGTGACGAGACCGCTCAGGGTCTGATCCCGTGGATTCACAACATCAGCAATGCCAGCGCCCACTTGGCCGATGCCTCTGCCGAGATCCACAGTCGCTTTGCCGGCACCGGCAAGGAAGTTCTGGACGCTGCTGTCGGATACCGGCGACTGGGCGGCCTTGGCTTCCGGTGAACCGGTGGGCGCCATGCCCCCGCCGGGCAGCGCGTCGAATGACTTCCCCGAGCCGAACCGGTGCTGGCCGGTCACCTGCGCGATGATCGCCGACGGATCTGCGTTATCCGGCCCTTCGATGCGATAAACCGCCCCGGCAGAACCGTGTACTTCGTAGGTGGCCACTTATTTGACTCGCGTCACCGTGAAACCGCCAATCTTCTGGGATTGACCCTGACCAATTCCGCCCGATCCGGGGGCATTTCCGCCGATCAAGCTGGTGAGTGAATCCTTCTCGTCCTGCAATACTTTGAGAGCATTCTGACCATCCATTGTGATGGCTTTACCTGCCGCCTCCAGCGTGCCCTCGGACATGTATTTGTTGATGGCATCGTGCGCCTCTTTGCGCACAGACACGGACGGAGCCGCCGCTCCGGTCCCACCTGAATTCAACTTCGCATACTCACCTTCAACCGCGTTCAGGTGTACGACCAACTGAGCAACAGCCGGATCGCCCTTGACGCCTTGTTGCCATGCTCGGATAGCACGGTTGACCAATGGTGACTGGCTGCCACCAGCAGCTTTTGCAGCATCCAGCAGGTTACGCAAGTCCAAATCCAGCTTTTTAACCGCAGGCTCTATTACCGCGAGCTTCTTGGTGTTCATGTCCAGCGCCTGACCGTTGGCCTTCAATGCTCCCTGCCGGGCGGCGATTGCTCCAGCAGTATCGCCACTGGCCGCCGCATCTGATGCCACCTTCTCCAACACCTTTGCCTGCATTGCCGGATTGCGACCAAAGGCTGCGGGAAACTTGCCTGTCGTGCGGTATGTATCCGCGGCAAATTGCAGCGCCTGATCGGATACGTTCTGAGCGCCGTAGATACTGGCGTTGAAAGGCTGCTTGCCGACCGCCTGAGAGTCTGTAACCAGAGTGGGAAGGCCTGTTTTTGTGTCTACAATCTGCTTTAGCCCTTCTTCGCCCTTTACCTGACTCAGCTTGCCGGTAACTTGGTTCTTCTGATAGATCGAGCCCAACGGACCATTGATAGTCTGCTCGGGCACAATCGGCGCTTCATCGCCCAACTGCACGCGCGAGGCGATCTTGTTACGTGCCGAATTCAACACAGTCCGGACATTCTGGTCCGTGAAATCCTTGACCGGATTGAATCCTAACTGCGGTGCGACTTGATTCCAGATCTGGTGCAATGCTGAGTCTGCGGCCACGTATTGCGTTGGTTTATCCGACTTCACCACTGTGTCGAGCGCGGAGATCTGAGGCTGCGCCTGTCGCTGCGCTTCCTTCAATTGCAACTCGTAGGTCTCTTTCTCCGCCGTGAGGGGATCTTTGCCACTCAACACTGCAAGACGCTTGTAGGTCTGTGCCGGTATGCCGTTGATCGGCATCTGCGAAATATCATCCGAGGCCGCGGCCAACTGAGTGGGCGCCTGGACGGATTGGGAGGTCGGCTGCGCCCCAGCTGCCGGCATCTGACTGATGCCGGGAAGGAATGCCTGCTGAGCGGGAGGCTGTGCAGGAGGCGGTTGGCCTGCCGATGGCGTAGCAGCGCCCTGACCCCCGTTCAGGTAGTCCATGATCGCCTGCTGCTTCTGCAGGCTCGTGCCCAAGCCAATCGCCCCTTGCGCGAGCTGCAGCCGGTTCATCATGTTCTGCTGCTGCAACTGCTGTGTGTCGAGCGCAGACTTGCCCAGGATCTGGCCGAAATGGCCCCCTGAGTTGGAATTCGCGAGCAGCGAGAGGCCGAAGTTCGACGTGGGGTCAGCGCCCCCCAACAGGCCCGACATCGGGCCCGAGGGTGCGGAGTAATTCAGTAGCCAGCCCAGCAACTGCTGCATGGCATCCGGAGAAGCACTCATTGATCAACTCCCGCCGAGCAATCCGCCCAACACGCTACCGGCCAAAGAGACACACCCGCCCCCTCAGGAGACGCCCAGAGCGCTTCCGATCGCATTACCGAGCCCCGCGCCTACGATGCCGCCACCCAATGCGCCAGCGCCGGCATTGAAGGCAGGCGTGCTCGAAGTCGTCTGACCCAAGGCACCGTTCACCTCCGAGAGATACTGGTTCAGGAAATTCTGTGGGGCGTTGATGTACTGCTGGCTCTGGTTCTGGACCTGCTGCCCGGCCCCGCTCAATGCGGACTGCAAGGCCAACTGGCTCTGCAGGTTGCTCGGTGCGGCATTCAGGGCCGCCTGCTGCAAGCCGGCTTGCGTGTTGAAGGCGTTGCCATACAGATTCGCACCGAATGTGCCGAGCGCGAGCGCATTGGCGCCTTGGGATTGATCGACGTTTCGGCCGGCGCCTGCAAACTGACTCGCCAACTGGTTCTGGATCTGGTTGGCACCTTGTGAGAACAGCGCATTCAACTGCGGGTTCTGCTGAACGTTGCCGCCCAAGGTATTCGTGATGAAGCTCTGCGCCGCCTGGGTGGCAGGGTCTCCATTGGCCGCCATGTTGGTGATGTTGGAGATCGCCTGCTCCTGCTGGGGAGCAAATGGAGCCACCAAAGTTTTGGTATTCTGGTACTGACTCAACGCCTGGTTGAGACCGTAGTTTTGATAACCGGTCTGCCACGAGGGCGCTGTTGATGTTTGTGTCGCGGGAGTGGTGTCGAAGATTCCCATATCAGGGTCCTGCGTGGATATTGCCTGTATTGACGTTGTTGGCCTTGCCCCATGCCGTAATGGCGGCAGCGGCTTGGGCTTTGGTCAACGTCGAACCATCGGGCAACAGGTAATGCCCGGTTGCGATTGCACCCGTAGGAGTGTTTCCGGTGAGACTCATGCCGTTGGTGGTGCCGAGCGCGGACGGTACCCACTTCGCGCCAGTCGATTTTGCCCACGCCGCCATTGCATCATTGCCGGCATCGTTGGCCTTATCACTGATGGCACCCGAGCCGATGAGCCCTACCAACCCGGCTACCGCCAAAGGCGCGGCAGCACCCAGGAGGCTCCCTCCTGCACTGGCGCTACTTCCGGCGCCAGCGGCTCCTCCGGTTGCGAATCCACCGGAAGCGGCCAGGGAACTCGCGCCGGTCGAACCGATCGCCCCGCTTCCCAGGAGGCCTCCGGTTGCAGCACCAGCCCCTGCATCGGTTCCGGCCAACGCCGCGCCGGCATCGGCTGCAGCGGAATCCACCGCAGGCGCCACCGCTCCCGTGCCCACAGTGGACAACGTAGGGCTTCCGCCTGCGAGGATCGAGGCTGCCGACCCGTCGGCCGCACCGCCGCCCAGAAGCCCGCTGATGCCGTTGTAGGCGCCCTTGAGAAGCTGCGGATTCTTGAGCACCGATCCCAAGAGGCCGGTTGCAATCGAGCCCAACGCGCTTCCGCCCGAACTCCCCGTGGCGTTGGTGTTGACCGGCGTGGGTGGCGGGGTTACCTGCGCATAGGCCCCGCCCTGCTTGGGGCTTCCGGCCATCTGGTAGGCCAACTGTGACCACGGTCCCATGCTGGCGAGCAATCCCCCGCCCGGGGATGCGGTGGCATCGAGTGAGGCTTGCGGGTACGGATTGAATCCCGCGGTGAGCAGTCCGCCCAAGGGTTGCTGGGGGTTCTGCATCCCGGTGAAGGGCTGAATCTGCATGTTAGGCATCAGAAGGCGCTCGAGGCTTGGGCATCAAATGACCCACCCATGGCTTGAGTGAAGTTTCCGGTGATCGCGATCTGTGCGCGGTGGTATCGATCGTCCACAAAGAAGTTGCTGTCACCGGTGAAGGCGTCGGGTGCCACCGCGGAGGTATAGGTCACCGAGTCCGACTGCTTGCGTCGGTGACCCACGGCCACCGTGAGGGAACTGCTGCCCGTCACCTGAGGGCTGACAGCGGTCACAATGGCGCTCTTGCCAGGAAAGAATTCCGCTTCGGCCGTGGTGAATGTCGCAGTGCCCGGGGTTCCGCTGAAGGACCCCACTTTGGAATCGTTACCAAAGAGCGTAGGTCCGTTGCGCGAACTCATTACCGACTCTTCTTCATCGACAAAGCACCGCAGCACATCCGATGCGTGCGTCCATCGGTCTTCCACGTAGTTATAGATCAGAACTTCGGTCGCGAAATCGCTGCCCGATCCGGAGTTGGGCAGTGTCCAGTAGATGAGCTTCTTGATGTAGTCCACACCGGCATGGATGCCCAGTGTTGAATTGCCATTGAAGTTCTTGGCGAAGTAGGCGTTGACGCGCCCTTCCCCGATGGGTTCGATGTTCACCCCATCGCAGGTGAAGAATCCGGCTTCACACCAGTAGTAGATCTTTGCCCCCACCTTCACCCAACTGTTCAAGCCCGTTCCCGGGGCTTTGGAGATGGTGTCGAACTGGAACACCACCTGCCCGCCGACATAGGTCATGCGAACGATGCCGCCTTCGGTGAAGATCAATCCCCACTGATCGCCCTGGGAGATGCCCAACACAGACCCCAGGGATGAATCCAGGTACTGAAGTCCCGACTGCTCGGCAATCGCCTGGGCACTGTTGGGCGTGGGCCAATCAAAGGGTGCGTTGATCCCGCTCCACTGCACCGCATAAGGGGCTGCAGGCGTTGCGCCCAGCACGACAAATTGACCCACGATGCCGCCGCAGCGCGCCATGGGTGCGTCCCCATAGGTGCCGGCGAGCTTGGCAAACAGGGTGCTCGTAGGCGTTCCGAGCGTGCGATATTGCGGGTTGCTGCCGGCACTGATCGCGATCACCTGTTCGTTGTACTGCACGAACGAGATACGCTCATCCTCGATCAACGCGGGGCCGGTGACATCCGTAAACGTCCCGGCCGCAGGTGGACGTACATAGAGGCGATTGCCCGTGGAGTTGTTGGCAACCGCCGCATAGACCTCACCGGTTGTATCAATCGTGCCTTCACCCCGAGCCCGAAAGGCGCGGTTGACGGTTCCCGAGAGGGCCGTTCCGGTGGTCACGAGCGGGACATACGGCTGATAGCTGCCGTTGATCCAACAGGTGTTTCGACATTCGGTGAGGCCGGGGTTATCCAGGTCCGGCTGATCCGGCATCCACTGGCCGAACTTGAACTTGGTATCCGGCTTCACGAAGCTTGAATCGCCATGTTGCCACCGGACCAGCGTTCGGCCTTATCGCGCAGGATCAACGATTCCAGCTTGTCGGTGTATTCCTGATTCCACATCCCCAAGGAGTCAGGGTCTTTGAGGAAGCGCGCCGATTTGACCAAACAGGCCGCAAGCAACAGGGTTGGGGCCTGAGTCACCATCCAGTTGGTCGGTGCGCCGCTCGTGAGCAAGGGAGCCGCGGCGTAATAGATACCGGCCACGTTGTAGCCGGAATCCGGGAAGGGCCCAAAGATGAAACTGGCCCCTTCGCGTGCGATGTAGGCCGGTAGCCCGGAGGCCTGACGGTTCGGATACGTCGCATACATCTGCTCGGGCGAGATGAAGGCGAGTCCGGAGATCCGGTTTCCGCCGCTGTCCACCACTTCGAGCAACTTGGGGCTCAACCAGTCAGAAGGAACGCCGACCGTTCCAGCGGTGATCGTACCGGTAAAGGTCGCTTCCATCGGGCGAATGCCGTTGCCGAAGTTCTCCGCGAAGATGTCGTCGTTGATCTTCTCTTGCGCGTTCTGAATGAAGTAATCGACGTACGAACTCAAGTCGCTACGGTGCGTGAAGTCGAGGATGGCCTGCACCAGCGACGAGTAGTTCGTGATGGTAGCCACTTACTTGATCCGCTTGTCGATGGTGGTTCGGAACAGTGCAAATTCCGGCTTTTTGAGCTCGGCATGAATGCGCTTGGAGTATTCCGCCTGGAACATCAGTCCCGGCTCGATCCCCAGGCGCTGACAGACCATCAGCATAATGTTGTGCGGGATGGACATGGTGCGGCGGAATTCACCGCGCTTGCCGAATGCGCCGCGTTCTTCCGCATCCACCCGCCGTTCGCGCGCGCACATTTGCAGATGCGGCTCCACGTCCTGGTAGGTATGGATGAGAACCTTGTCGCCCTCTTCCTTGGCGGTGGTGATGGTGTCGCCCACAAACTGTGAAACATTCATAGCGTCAGTCCTGGCATCGCAGTCAAACAATCGAAAGAGCCTCCCGCACAGGTCACCGGGGTCAGCGGGTGTCCGTAGATGAGTCCCACGTTCTGGCCCATCACCGGCACTGCCCGCATGCTCACCGGCATGACGTACACGTTGTGTCCGGCGGGCGCATAGACGAAGGTGACCGTTCTGCCGGCAACCGGAACCGACAACGCCGTCACACCGAGCGCATAGCCTGCAAAGGCCGGTGCCATGAGCACCGGAACCAATGCAGTACCCACTGGCAACAGGTAGTTGGTCGTTGCGCCGCTGTGATAGGTCAGCGTGACCGACTGGCCCGCGACCGCAACCGACCGGCTCGTAACCTGGAGGGTATGCCCAACCTTGAAATTGACCGTCTGCCCTGCAACTGGAACCGACAGTCTCGTGACTGGCAGGGTGTAGACGTGCGTCGCGTAGGTCAGCGTGACGGTCTGACCCACTACCGGCACATTGGCCTTGGTGACCGACAGCGTGTAGTTGGTGCCGCCCTCGGCAATGGCGACTGCCGCCACCATGAAGGACGATCCACCATCGGCGGCCGTGAAGGTCGCCGGCAGCGCTGTAGTCGCAGTGACGCGCTTGTGCTCGGGACGGGCCCACGCCACCCCTCCGCCAAAGGCCCAACAGGCTGTCAGGGATGTGAAGCCGGTCCCGGCCGTCGGCGAAGAGGCCGCGACCTGGGTAATGTCATAGCCGATGCCGAAGAATCCGCACGGCTGTGTCGTCAGGGTGCCGGTATTGCCGGAGGTAACACCATCCGCGCCCGTACCCGGGGAGTCCTGCTCGACGTACTTATTGCCCGCGACGGTGCCTGATAATCCAGAGCACTCAATGGCGAGAATCGACGGATCGTTGATCGCACCGGAGAAGTTGGCAGTAACCGCAGTCGTGCCGGCCGCGGCGCTTCCGATGACAAACGCCTGTATCTCGTAGCCCTGAGCCGCGTTGTACAGCACCGTCCCGGCCGGCGTTACGGTGTCAGATCCACGGGTAACCGTGATGGTCTTGCTGCTGGCCGCACCCGTGGCGACAAACACCACGATCTGGTGGCCGGCCGTGACGGAAGACCCAAAGGCCGCCGTGGAGATCGTCGATATGCCCGAGCTGGTGCTCGAACCTTCGGTTTGCTGGATGACTGCGTATGTCATCAGCTGAACTGCCCTATGAGTTGTTGAGTCTGAGTCGTGTGGTTATAGGCCGACAGATACAGACCCGAGAGCGAGGTGAACTCGCCCTGATTCAGCGCCAGGCGCCACGAACTCGTGGTCCCGCTGTTGATCGGAACCTGAAACTCCCGCTTCGTGCTCGATGACAACACGGAGTTGTCATGGATGTAGAACACCAAGTTGATAAAGTCGATGAAGTAATCGGCCCAATAGCCGGTATCGCCCACCTCGAGGAGATTCCCGAGGTCCAGCGTGTGACCAGAGAGATTTCCAGGCGACCAGGTGGAACCTGTGCGATTCCACTGGTTTTTGCAGTTCAGCATCGTCTGGACTTGGATGCTGCTCAGAAGCTTGTTGTAGTACTCAACGTGATTCCATCCGGATGTGAAGGAATCAGGCGATGAGAAGACATCCTGGGCTTCGTTATTCGATCCCGTGAGGTCGCTACCGCCTGCGCTCGTGCCGTTGGTCGCGAAGTAGATCGAGTCTGCCGAGCCCCACGAGCGCCAGTGCTTGCCGTTGTACGTCGAGCCGAGTCGGAACTTGTAGCCGACGTATAGTTCAGCCGGGTTCGTCGAGGGGAACATCTGCAATTCGCCCTGCCGCGAGGTCTGACCTCGTTGGCGGGCGCATTTGGTCAGGTTGGTGGGCGGCGTGACAGTGGTGCTGGTGACCACATCCCACACCGCACCCCCGGTATTCCAGGCCAACCCGTTGTTCTGGTATTGACCATCTTCAAAGGACTTGGCGAGGTAGCAGGTATACTGGTTACCGTTCCAGGTGTAGGTGGACGGGTTGTAGTTTCCGCGTGCGATGAGCGCACTGAGCGCGCTGTTGACCGTAAAGGGCGCGCCGTGAGTGAAGGTGCTATCGGGTGTGACGGTGAAGTTGGCCTGCGGCGTAAACCCGCTCGTATGCGAGTAGGTCAACGTGACTGCCTGTCCGGTCACCGGGACCGACTTCTTGGCGACCGGCAACACATAGCCACGGGTCGTCGGCGGAATGAACTCGACGTTGTCGAAATAGAACACGTCGCCGACGTTGCTGCTGTTGTTCTGGACGTTGGTCTTGTACCAAGCCGTCAACTGCGTGGGCGTGCCGGAGGTATAGTCCAGCATCAGAACAGATAGCGGAATCGTGACCCGCACCCAGGAGCCATTGACCAGGGTTGCGTAGGTAGACGACTGCACTACCAGCTGCGTGCCGCCTGAATTCTGTATCGGGACATCACCGACCCGGATGGGCACGAGCTGCAGAGAGGAGCCCGACTGCATGGCTTTGACATCCATTGCCAAATAGCCATAGGCGCCAATGGCGAGGTTCCACTGCGTGGCGTTGTTGCCTGCCCATGGAATCCAGTCACCAAACGCGCCGGTTGTGGTCATCTTCATGCACAGGGTGTGTCCGCCCTGTGGAGCACCGGTCGTGCTCGCATAGTCCGTGGTCGCATTGAGGTTGAAATCACCTCCGGTGTGATCCTGCACCCCGTTGGCGTAGTACACGCACTTCTGCGTATCGGACAGCGGACCCTCAACACTCCCTACGATCGCGGAGATCTTGTACCGGTAGACGTTCGCGACGTAGTAGTCAGGGCCTGAACCCGCCGTGCCGTTCACACACAGCGTGGCTGCCAGATCTTGGTAGCTATTGGTCGATGGCGTGCCGACGACGCTGTAACTGCCCCCGTTGGTCGAACGATAGACGTTGTAGCTCGTGGCACCCGATACGGCATCCCACAGAACCGTCTGTTGATTCGGCAGCGGCGGCGTGGGCGGGCTGGGCGTCGAGTTTGAACTGCTCTGGCCCTGAAGGCCGATGCGCACGTTCAGTGGCGCTGCGGGAGTTCCCGAGGCCGGGGTGTAGCCCAACACCACGGTTTCACCGATGACGGTAATCGAGCGTGCAGCGACCGACAGCGAGTAGCTAGTGCCCGAAGTGCCTGTTTTCCTCAGTGAGACGAAGATCCCACGGCAATTGAGGAATGCACGGCTGACCGGCAGAGTCTTCGGGCCGAATCCAAATCCGACCCGAAGCGAAAGAGCCGTCATCCAACCTGCAACACACCGTTGGTGCCGTCGAAGTCCACCGTGAACGTATCGGCGCTCGCCATCGTCACGTTGGACCCATAGTCAGCCCAACCCACCAGGGGCTTGGCGGGCGTGGTCTGGGTGTCGTTGTAGAGCACCGCGTAGCGGAACGGTCCGACGGCGCCTGTGGCGGTCACCACCACATCCGAGCAGAAGATCGTCTCAACGCCGGACGCATTGGAGCGGGTAACCGTAGTGGCAGGTCCCCCTGCGCTGTACCCGTTGGCTGCTGTGATTTCAGTGATGTCCGCCTTGACCGCGTTGGTTGCAACCGGCGCGGTGTTGGTGAGCATCACTTTGTAGGTGGCTGAGGAGAAATCGTGCTTTCCCGCTGTCAGATCCACCGTGAAGACATTGAACTTGGTGAAGGTTGCCATGAAAGCCTCAGTGCGTTAGCCACGTTGCAAACAGGGTCCCCGTGGCCGCGGCGTCTTGAATGACGGCCACGACATCACCGGGGGAAACCGCAAAAACGAGCGGCGGATAGGCGGATCGAATCAACGTATCCGTGTTGACAGCGGTCTGAGCGGGATTGCCGATGCGGATGTGACAGTCACCGGTCGCCACGATCAGCACGGCATGCACACCGTTGGGGGCTGCCGCGGTGGACTGTGAAGCCGCTCCAACAGAGGCAGTGACCGCAGGCGTTATGAGGCGCCACGGCGATATAGGCATTGCGCCTGCCATGAAGGTCTCCCAAAAAGAAAGGGGGCCCGAAGGCCCCCAAGGTGAGCGCTAGAGGAAAACCTCAGCCGTTGGTGTCAAAGATGGCGCCGATGGCCTTCTCGTTGCCCAGTTCCAACGTCCACTCGACCAGCAACTGCTTCTGGTCAGAGTCGCCGGTCTTGGCCAACGGGTTGGTCTGGAACGGCCGCAGGTAGGCTACCGATACGTACTGCGAGTTGATCCAGAACGTATCGCGCGAACGGGCGAGGAAGATGTCCGGCACGAGCTTGATGGGCCCGAAGTCCGTCTCGTAGACATCAATCGCCGTCGCCAGGACCTTGTCCTCGACCTGGGTGAAGCGCGTACCCGGACCTGAGAAGGCCGAGATGTTCTGCTTGTTGGTCGGGGACACCAGACCGTAGTCCGGGGACTCACCCGAGTTGCTGTACACCTTCTGGGCCATGCTCTTGACCTGCGCTTCCGTCAGCGCAGTCTGCGTGCCATCGGTGCGGGTCGCGGTGCCGTTCAGTGAGCCAGGATTCGCGCCACCTGCGCCAAACACGGTATTGCTACCGAGCCAGGAGGTGATACCGGCCGAGATACGAGCGGTGGAGGAGGAACCGGCGCTCTTGGCAGCGTTGTTGGTCAGAATGCCCTCCATGTCGCGCTTCAACTCCTTGGACTTCTTCAGGAGCTGATAGCCCATCTTGTTCGAGCCACCGGCGGCCACGACGGCTTGTGAGGTGCCCGAGATCTGGATGGTCTTCTGACTGATCTGGGTGTAATTGCCCAGACGCACCGTCGGGGACACGGCGATGTTGGTGGGGTTGTCACCTTCGACCGCGGCATTTGAGAGGTTCTGGGCCGCGAGGGAATCCGTATTCCACTCGTGGTAGGTCTGATTGGCGCTGGTCTTCTTCGCCATGTTCAGCAGCGGGGTCTTGAACGGGTCCACGTTCATGATCTTGTTGCCCAGATCCTCGCGGATGTTGACCTGCGTATAGACCTGGAGCGTGTTTGAAGGAACAGTCACGGGTATCTCCTAGGCGAAGTGCTCGAATACGGCGGCCTGCGCGTCTAAATCGCGCGGATTCGCTCGCATGCGTTCCACTGCCTGATTGTATGAGTTGGCTTTGGGGTTACGGTCCACGCGCGCCCCGGGCTTGGCCATCTGGGGTGCTGCGCGAACCTGTTTGAGTACGGCCGGCTTTGCGGTCTCGATGGCGCGATACCGAGCCGCGTCGTGAAGGATCATCACGGCGATCGGATCGGTGATATTCAACTGCTCATCGGTGAGTCCGCGGGCCTTCCCGTACTCGATCATCACTTTGCGATCAGCTTCGAACTTGGCCGGATCGCGCCAAGTCGGATTCAGGTCGAGCAGTTTCTCCCGCTGTTGAGGTAGGGCCTTGACGTAGTCCTCTTGGGCGCGTCGTGCTTCCGCCTCTTTGGCTTGAGTCAACTGCTGCAGGTGAGCGCTGATCTGGCCCGCCCGCGTCTGATACTGTTGGTGCAGGAGTGCCGCTCTGCCGGGGTCCTGCTCCTGGAGTGCCTTCCAGTCGATGCCTTTGTATTCAGCGAGCAACTGGTCTTCGGCGAATTTGAAGAGCGCCTGGGTCTGTTCGACCTGCGACTTGAGAGCCGTGCGCACCTGGTTCTGCTCGGTTTCGAGCGCCTTGCGGTCGTCCTGAACCTGCATCAACCGGGCGGCAACGGTGCCTTCCAACTGATAGGACTTCTGCAGATCCTTGAGAGTGACGCTGCGTGTCTGTCCTTCGACCTTGACCGGAATGGGCAGGTCCATGAAGGACTCTTCATCGATCTGCGCTTCCTTGAGATAATCCCCGAGCGTGGAATAGGTCTTGGAATTCTCTTCCGCTGACGCCTCTTCCTGACCGCTGGCCTCCGACAGCTCTTCGGCATCGGTCTTGGCTTCAACAGCCTCAACAGGGGCCTTCACCGGCTTTTCGGGTGCTTTCTCAGCGCGTGCCTTGGCTTCATCTGGAGAGTCAAAGGCGCCCTTGTCCCACAGTTGGTCAAAGTCCTCGGCCGTGGTGACCGTGGAGCGCAGATCCTGCATCGGTGCGGTCGCAGGAAGTGGCTGGGCAATACTCGAGGTCTGCGTGCTCTGAGTCACGCTTTCAGCAGTAGCTGACACGGGTTATCTCCGGAATTGTTCGGCCATGCGCTGCATGAGCGAGCGCTGGTTGGCCAAGGTGATCTCGGCCATCTGGCCGGTATCGATGATCTGTTGGAAGAAGTCCTGGAACTTGCCCCACACCTGCTCGGCGATGATCAGGCGGGTATGCATCTCGGTCTCGCGCAGCGGAACCTGTTGGCGTTGGGCTGCGAGGTTGTCGGCGATGTGTTTGCAGGCGTCCTGCCACAGCACCGAGTTCACAATCTCCTTGGCTTGTCCTGCGCGAACGATCTCTTCCTGCGGGGTCTTGGGCGTGAAGTTCACTGCATGCCCCGCACTTCCTGATAGTCATGCGAGAGCACCCGTCCGGCATCTGCCTCCGCGTTCTGCTTCAACTGGCTCGCGATGATCTGACCTAAGACCTTGATGAGCGTCTGGGCCATCTGAGAATTCTGCGCGGCCATATCCACTTCGCGGTCGTGCTGGTTCTGCACCACGTCGTGGGCCGTTTGACGGTCTTCCTTCGCACGATCCATGACGGCATCGCGTTGGGCGTGCAATAGATCCACCTTGGCATCAATGATCTGACGCTGCAGTTCGCCCTGCTGCTGCATCTGGATGCCCTGATTGCGCAGTTGAGCAGCTTGTACGCGCGGATCGGGTGGCTGTGGCGGTCGTTGCGCCATCAACTGCTGGTATTCCGGCCCTGAGGGGTCTAGCGCAAAGGCCTGGGGATTCTCAAAGCCCAAGATCTCGCAGCCGCGCTTGAAGGTCTCGTACATCTGCTTAGGACCCACCATACCGGCCTGAGCCAGTTTGTCCTGCATGTTGGAGAGCAGATTCAAGTTGGCGCGCGCTTCCTCGCGGTTGCCGGAACCCAGTCCGACATTCGGTGTGACCTTGGTGCGGCGCCGCCAGGAAGTGGGATCGGTCTTGATCCAGCGTCCCGCGAGCTCAAATTCCAGCGGTCCGTCCTGGTGGCGGATGATGCAGTTGTGGATCTTGGTGAAGATATCCTTCACCCCTTCGGCCAGCAGTCGGGCAATCAGCTCGATCTTGAGAGAAGCGGCCGACATCGCCGCCAACTGACCGCCCTTGGTCACATCCTGCAGTGCATCGGCATCCAGTCCCACGGTGTCCCGGCCCACGCCAGTGCGCATCTCCCGCAACCGATCGGTGTATTCCATGGCCGGAATAACCTGCTCGACGAGGTTTGAGGGCTGCACGAGGGGCATGACCCAGTTGGACGGCGCGCCATTGCCGCGAACCACGCCACCCGGCCGGGAGGTCATGAGGTCATCCAAGTTGCAGTTCTTCCAATCCACCGCCGTGCGGGTGTTGTTGGCGAGCGCGAGGTTATCCAGACCCGCCCGATACAGCTGCGTCTTGATCACCTGCAGATCAGACAGCGTATCCGTGATACTGATCCCGATGTGCCGATGCGGCATGCGCTTAGGCACACAGGAGCAGTACGGGGTTTCTTCGATCTCCTCGTTTTCGAGGATCTTGTCCCCGGCCACGAGCACGCGGCGCAGTTCTGCAATGCCGTCGTTGTCGTAATCGACCCGCAAGGCCACCCGTCGCACTTCGATCAGCTGCATGGCGTGATCGCCCGGATTCTCAACCGAGTTCTCGTCCGTCACCTCGTTGCGCGCAAGGGCCACCATGGAGAACCACTGCGGCGTCCCGGGAGAGAGCTTGTCCACCACGTCCCGCGGATGACCGTCCGCGATCAAATCAGAGCGCGTCTTGTCACTCTTGCGAAGCGTGAAGGGGGATTCTTCGAGATTGCCGCGCACCTGAGGGGATACGCGCATTTCCTCCGTCGGATTGCACTCGACCTTCACCTTGCCGACTTTGGAGGTACGGCGGATCTTGATATCCCACAGCATCAGGGGCTGTTGGGGAGCCTGAGGATTGATTGGAGCGGGTGCCCCACCCTGCATGAGCTTTGCGACCTCGGGATGATCCGTCATCGGATACTCCCGCTGCTCGATCACCTCGATCTCGGTCTTCTCATCGGCCTGCAGCACTTCCATCATCTCATCTTCGGTCAGGCCCGAATACGATTCGACCGCAGTGCTCTCCTCCTCCACCCAATCGACGGAGGCATAGCCGTTCCGGAGGATCAGCGCATCCTTGAAGAAGTCGTGCAGCACGAAGAAGCCGTTGTTGCCCTTCATGAAGATGTGATTGACGGCCTGAGTTTCGATCTCGGCCTGGTCCACATCCTGAGGTCCCTCGGGCTCAAACCGGCAGATGTGCTTGCTGGCGGCGAACATGCGCATCAGCTGCGGCATGATCCAGTCCACCGTATCGGCCACTTCAGGTAACACGACCTGGGAGCGGTTCTCGATCTCGTTGCCCAAGGGACGGGCAAAGTACAGGTTGAGCGCGTTGTACTGGTCTATCTCGAGGGTGGTCTGGTTGTTCTGCGAGGCGGGGAAGTATTGGCCGACAGAGGCCCCGGAGGAGACAGACGAGCCCATGGAGGCGAGTTCGTAGGCTCGGATGATGTTCAGCAGCGTCTCATCGGTCATGCGCCCCGATGGTTTCTGCTCAGACTCGCTCACTTCTTGCGCTTCTCCAGCATCTCGATACGACGCACGAGTTGATCGTGAGCGTCTTCGAGTACCTTGATCCGGGCGTCCCGGTGCTGTTCCAAGTTGTTCAAGCGTTCCTTGATGGCGTTCAGCTCGTTGATCAAACCCATGTCAGGCAATTCAAATCACTCCGCTCTTGCCATACCGCAACGGCGTATTGAAACCGTTGACCTGCTTGCTAAATCTCCAAAATTCTTTGCCGATGGGGCACAGAAACACACGACCCTCGACATCCCCGGTCACGCTGATCAATCCCTTGTGGTTACGGCAGATCGCCGTCTCCACCCCTTGTGTCTCATTCGGCTGAATGGGCGGACGTGCGAGAGTTGAGATGTTCAAATCACGCCACTCGCGCCGTACTTGAGCTTGGGCAACTGCATCGCCAGCTCGTTGTCCATCATCGGTGCCGACATCGCCACATAGCGCATCGCATCCGCACCGTGTGAGTACACGTCGTGCAGCGGCTTGCCCGGCTCACCGGTTGAGTTGGGTATCGAGCGCCGATAGCGCTTCAGACACTCCACCAGCCGATCACAGCTTTTGTCGATGAAGGTCTGCTTGAGCATCATCCGTGTGGCGCGGATGCCTTCCTCGACGCTCGTATTGGGCAATACCTCGACGCTCCACCTGAGGTCCTGCAGGATCTCCTGTGCGGTGCGACCGGTCTTGAAGTCCCCGTGTCCACCATCGTGCGGCAAGAAGATCTTGCCCCAGCTGTAGTTGAGCTTCCTCAGCTCCTGGCTGTACCAGTCGAGCGTCTTATGGGAATCCTCGATGTATCCCACAACGCGAATCTGACTGACGTGACGCTGAACCAGGATGATCGACATCTGGTCATTCCATCCGAGGTCGAACACCGGATAGACCAGGAGATGCGGATCGACCGGAAACTCCCCGATACGCCGCGAGAGCTGAAGGTCTGCAACCTCATCAGCGTAGATCGCACCGGACAAGGCAGGCCTGGGTTTGCCTTCCCAGATGTTCTCGTAATCGGCCTTGGAGAGCTTCGCCAGATCCCGTTGGCGCTCTTTCTCCAGCACTTCCGGGAACCAGGGGTTGTCCCGCCAGTTCATTTCAATGTCGATCGAGCCTTCCGCGGCATGCGCGACCAGCTCATCCCAGGTGGGATCGGTGTCGAGCTCGGGATTCCAGGTAGCCCAGATCTCGCTCCCGGGCTTTCTGATCGTGGGCTTCAGGATCGTCCAGGAGCGCTGAGTCAGCACCTGCGCTTCCTCGAGCCACACGATATCCACGCCTTCGTAGGACTTCAGAGACTCGGCGGTTTGATCAGAGAGTCCCGTGAACAGAAACTCACAACCGTTGTGGCCTTTGATGCCTTGCACGTTGATCTCGTACAGGCTGCCCAAACCCAGCAGCGCGATCTGATCGGAGATCAGTTTGTGAACGGATTCACGAATCGAGTTCTGCGTCTCTCTCGTGCACAACACACGCAACGGTTCTGTCGCGGTCCTCGTCACCAGCACTCGGGCAACTGACCAGGACTTTGCAGATCCTCGCCCCCCGCGCAGGCTCTTATAGCGGGCCGGCTGAAAGAGCGGCGCGAGCTTACTAGGGAGTTGGGCCCGGAACGCCAACGAACTCAATGGTCGCCTTTACTTGAACCGCGCCACCGTTCTCCCCTACATGCTCCGTGCGCGCCAGTTTGGGACGGACGAATTCAGCCGCTTCCATGGCGAGCTTCATGGCTCCATGCGGATCGGGGCGAATGAGCCAATTCCATTCGACCTTTGGATTGCCATCCTCATCAAACGAAGGCGCGCCGTTCTCATCGAGCACCGGCTCGGGCTCTTTGATGCCTTCAGCCACCTGTGTGATCCACTTGTCGAAGTGGGCGCTCTGGTCAGCGTAGAGCTGCGCAAAAACGTCCTTCATCATCTTGGTCGATTTGTTCATCGACCCTTTGGGGCGTCCCTTGCCCGCATTCGGTGGCTTACGAGCCGGTTTAGTGTCCATGAGCAGTAAATTGCTGGCGTTACTGCCCCAGCTTCTCAAACTCGTCCGCGGTCATGGGCGGCTGAGCTTCAGGTTCTGAGCCCTCGATGGAGGCGTTGGTGAGATCCGGCTCACCCGTGGCTTCCGGCACATCATCTCCGAAGCGCTCTTTGGCCACATCGCTGTGAACGATGGCGAGATCACTCGCAGGGATCTTGTCTGAGGGCGTGGCCTGTTTTTCTTTGCAGTTGCAGGCCGTGAGACTCACCTGAGCGGGAATGCCGGAGTGCAGATCACGCGGTTGCAAAAGTGTGACGTGATACAGCGAGTTGCAATAGACCTCGGTGTGATGGGCTTGGTCGTGGCGAATGATTTCGAACGGTTTTTCAGACATTACTTGCTTCCCAGTGATTCGAATTCGGCGTGGCTCTGTGGGTGCTGTGCCTCGCCGTAACCGCCCCCGTTGATCTTGCCTTCAGACTCCCGGCGACCTTGGAACTGGCCGCTCGGGCGTTTGAAGCTCTTGACTTTCTGGACAGGGACAACAGGTTTGATTTTCATGATTAGCCCTGCCAGATCTTTTTCTCGTAAATATCGAATGTGTAAGGGAATTGCGCGCTCGTGAGCGGGAACAGGAGCGAGCTGATATAGGTGGCAATGAAGCTGCCACAACCCAGGTTGGTGCCCAACTGACCCGTACAACCAGACCCCCACGGCATCACGTAGCAGGTGAACAACACGCCATCCACAAAGCGGTAGCTACGGTCGGGGGTCCAGAGGATCTGATATTTGTGGGTCGTAGCTGAATAATCAGGGGCGCCAGCGGGACGGAAGAACCCAAACGCATCCCAGTAGGAGGAATGGACGCCGATGAGCTTTGCGTACTCCTGGCGCTCGTATAGGCCACCGTGGTTGTTGCCGGACCAGGCAGAGGCATTCGCGCTACCGCTGATGTTGAACTCGAAGTTGTCCAGTTCAGAGGCATCGATCGGAAAGCCTTCACTGGTGCGCGAGTACACCCAATCGGCCGGCCATGCCCCTTGCTTGGTGTTGCCGGGGATCTGGCAGGTGATTTCGATGGCAATGAAATTGGCGCCGTTCTTCCCCGGCTGATAGCCGGCCTTGGTCCACATCTGTCCCGAGGTGATCGGCGGGGACATGATCGTGAAATCACTCGTCGCCTGACTGACTGAGCCATCGAAGGTGATGGTCGTGCCGGTTTTACTGACAACCCGGCGAGTGCCAAAGGTACCGGTCGTGATGTTGTTGTAGTACATCCCGACCTGAATTCCGGAGGGCACGGACGAGTACGTCATCGTGG